AACCGTATCATCATTGAAATTGAAATCTAAACCTTCCAATCCAGCTAATGTTCCAGTGTCTGTTGTTGACAATGCAGCTGCAGCATTTTGCATTGTTGGATCTTGTGCACCAGAATTAAAGGTTTTTCTCATTGCCTCTTGAATGTCCTCTAAATTAGAGAACGATTGAGGCATTTGACTCGGGTCAAATTGAATGTCTTGCTTTGAATATGTTGGTTCTTCAGCCTTTTCTGGCATCTCACCCAACCTTTCGTCGATTGCAGATGAAATCATATCGTTGATCATCTTCGTATCTGTACCAACCGCATCTTTCATCATTTGAGATGCATCAGGTTTAAACATGTCAACTAGATCAGCTGATGCAAACGTTCCACCACCAAATCGTTTGGCAAATCCGTTTTTTAACTGATCACCTTTTTTTGCAAAAGGAGACATAAATTCTGATCGATCAATCATTTATTCTTTCTCTGTAATTGTCGTTCTCTTATCTTATCATTTTCTTCTTTCACATGTTGCGCCACTAGTGCAACATATGTCGCTCTTTCCCACGGGAGCATATTTTCGAGTTCACTTAAACTATATCCATGATGCTGCATTAATGCAAAATTAGTCATATAATATGTTTTCAAACTCTCATTACGAAGGCTTATACGAAAAAATCGAGGAGACCCTCCAGTTTGATGGTATGGTTTCTACCACACTTACCACAAACTAATTCATTCTTATATCTTAACATTGGCATCTCTAAGAAAAAGTTTTTAATTTTCTTGAATTGCTCAGTGGTTAAATTGTTTATGAATTCATCAAACTCGCCTTGTTGCATCTCATTAATATTATACACCTGATTCTCATCGTAAAGATACTCAGTACATTGCTTGATAATTTCTGTTGGAGCATCTTTTGTGTTGAGTTTCTCAACTAATACTTTAGAGATTTCTATTGTCGGATATCTCAATTTAATTCCAACATTGCTTGTTAACGGAACCAAACTGTTTGAGGGTTTATGTTCATATGCAACTTTAAGTAAGTCAATATCAAGCTGCATCTTTCCTTTACACTTCTTATTCTTATCCACAATATTTTCACAAACGTATTCTAATGAAACAATTTCTCCAATTGATCTTGCTCGTAGATTCAAGAACAAATATTCAATCTCATATAATGGTAAAGACTCAACATCTATCTGATCAACAACACAATTGTTGACAATTTGTTTAATTGCATCAAGACTTGTCTCATAATCTCTGGACTCTAAAGCCATCAAAAGAATTTTTTCTTCTTTGACAACAAAAGGGCGAAAGGTTATGTCTTTGCCTAGAGATTCTAGTTTAAGTTTAAATGTTGGTAAATCAATTTTTGGTATAGCCATAAATCACTCCATAGTTATCGTGGGTCGACGTTTCTTCTTCCTCGACCCACCACATCAATGCTCGTCAAGACTTCTCTGTCACTTGTTGTTCCTCTGACATCAATATCTGTCAAAACCTCATTTCCATCACCAGTTCTTCCAACAACATCGATACCAGTAAGAACTTCTCTGTCTGCTGCTCTTCCAACGACCTCAATATCTTCAAGGACTTCTGGTGCCTCGTTATCATTTCGTTCATATCGGTCTGCATTGAAACTTCTCCAGTAACGATATGAGAAGTTGACATCTATTCTTACTGCTTCTTGCTCAGCCCATGATCCCTTTACTTCACTCACAGCAATCGGAAATACTTCATATAATCTCACTCCATATGAAATCCTATTTCCATCTTCGGAGATTTGATACACATCAATTTCTCCGATGTAATCATCTCTGTATCTAAAGTCGAATTTATTTTCTTTTGGATTGATATAATTCAACCAAGCATCAAAGAAGGTTTTTTGACGCATATCATCATCAACTAAGAATGTGGTTGAGACATCTTTATACTCAGAACGAACTGGGATGTTCATTTTTGGTCCACCCAAGTAAAGATCGTTTGTGAGTATCTCATATCCTGGAATCAAAACAGACTCAGCATAGTATGTGAGATAATTATCTTTATTTTTATAATTCAGAATGTTGACTAGTTCTGTTGGTGGCTTGATTACAATGGCAATCTTATTGAGTCGTGAAAATCCGCTCTTTCGAACCTCTGAGAGAAAGTTGTTGATGTTTAGTGTTTTTCTTGGATTGAGCGCCATTAACCAAAACTCCTCATTCGTTCAACTGGAAGAAATACTGCAGTCTCCCAGAAGTTTGGTTCTACATATATCAGTGGTGAAACTAGTTGATCATAAAGATATCTTCTATAGCAACTTCGAACAGCACCAGAGAATTGGCTCATGTTGGATAGGAGATCATAGGACAATAAAAATCTTGTAGAATCGTCATATTTATCGTTGTTTAAGAACATCGACAATCCATCCAGAATACTCATTCTTTCTCCTGGACCTAGAAAGTGTAGATTGATGCCAGCGAACCCATCACCATCTACAACCATTGGAAGAACTAGAGGAAATTCATCCCATTGCGAGAGTCTTTCTTTTGTGAGTGGATCATATCGAAAGAAGAACATTCTTCCAACTGCAGCGAATGCAGTAACTCGCTTTGCATCGTTCAGAATATTAGATCTATTGGATGGAATTGAGGCTTTGGCTACCATGCCTTGTATGAACTTTTTGGCTTCTTCAGTTCTTGGCTTGATCCCTTTCTTTGCCATTCCCTTTTCAATTTTTTCGAGTAGTGCTCCCATCAGATTCCTAATTCATCCTCTGTGATTAGACTAAATCTCCATTTTCTATCCATACAGTATTCGTTTGCTGCCTTCCACTTTGCTTCGTTCACACCCCAAGTTGCAACTTCTTGGATGTATTGCTTTGTGATACGACTCTTTGGTTTAGGAGGAGATGCTTGACTCTTTGGCTTAACTTCTAGAATCATACTTTCTTCTAGACCATTTCTATTCTTAACTTTCACGAAAAAGTCTGGAAAGTACCGATGCCATCTTCCATCTACTGGGGATAAATAAGGAATAACGATCTCTTCGTTCGACCATCCGATTACACTTGGATTTTCATCCAGATGCACCATGACTCGGCGTTCCCATAACGATCGATACCAAATGTTCGTATGGTCACCTAAATATTTACTGATGTTTTTCGGACTGTATTTGCCGCTGTATGCCATCAATTATTTATAGGAAATCTCAATGACCGAAGTATTAGAGAACATCGACGTCATAGGTCGACGACCTGGAGTCGATCGAAGAGGCGATGAAGTCTTGACAGATATTAATGTCATTGGAAGAACTCCTGGTTCTGCTCCGCGAGATGCAGAACTTTTAGAAGGCATCGATGTAATTGGAAGATCTAGATCAAAATCTGAACCAAAGCATTTAAGATATCCACTTAATATGACTGATCCGAGTGGTGGTTTTAAGAATGCAGTTCGTTTCGTTGCATATGCACAGCGCAGATCGTTCCTAGATGACCCAAATGAAACACCATCTTTTAAAAATCCGCCAGATCAATTTGATCCTGGAAGACCAAGAAAGTTTCCTGTAACTCAAGGTGCGTTTAATACTTCTTTTTTGTTTAGAAGTTCACTAATTCAATCTTCTAAATTTAATATCGGTACAGTTACAGAAGATTTGATTGGAATTGGAGCAAATGGAATCGAATTTTTTACTGGTGGTCGCGACATTTCCTATGGACAAAGAACAGTTGAATTAGACAGTTCAATCACTTTGTATATGCCTGATACAGTAATCAATCAAGACAAACATGATTATCAATCAATTTCTATTAATCAGGCTTCAGGTAGAGCAGGACTATATTCCGCAGGATTTCCTGCTGCTCTAGGTGGACTTGGATCTGCTTTAGGAAGAACAGAAGTATTTGCAGAGCTGGCGGGAAGAGCAGGAATATTTGGGACACGATCAACTGAAGCGATTCTATCAGGACTCGGTTATGCATTAAATCCGATGCTTGAAATGACATACGGTGGAACGCAACCAAGATCCTTCTTGTTCCAATTTAGATTTGCTCCAAGAAATTTAAAAGAAGCAGAAGAAGTTAAGAAAATCATTAAGACCTTCAGATTCCATTCACACTCTGAGAATGCTGGTGGACAGGGCACAGCTGCAGAAGGTAGCGGAACTCGATATTTGGTTCCGCCAAATCATTTCGAAATTCAGTTCCTTCGTAGAGATAGCACAGGAAAATTTGTAGAAAATTTAGCGATGCCTAGAGTTACGACATGCATGATAGCCTCGATCAACACAAACTATGCAGCGCAGTTAGATACCTTTGCAACACACCAAGACGGCACTCCAGTTTCTATAAGCCTTGATCTTGAATTTATAGAAAGCGTCGTTCTCACTAAAAACGATATTAAGAACGGTTACTAATGTCTTATTTCTCAAAATTCCCAAGAGTATTATACTCTATCAATAAAGAAGGAACAAATGCAAAAATTGTTCCAGATATGCTCGCTAGAGTTAAATTTATCGACTCTATTCTGTCAAATCAAAGTTTATTTTTTAAATATGAAGTAAAGGGTGAAGAAACAGCAGAGCAAATTGCGAACAGAGTTTATGGAAATCCTGAGAAACATTGGATTCTTTTTCTTGTCAATCAAATCATTGATCCTCAGTTTGACTGGCCACTAGGTCCATATGACTTTGAAAAATATATCAAACAAAAGTATGGATCAATTAATGTGAGTTTGAGCACTGCGGAGTCGTATGCAACTCCAGGAACCTATTATACTGCAGGTGAGATTGTCTATCAGGGTGCATCTACTTACGATAAATCAACAGCAGATGCAACAATTGTCGCCTATAATTCAACAAATAAAGTTTTAAAATTAAAATTTCCTTCTCAGATGTTTGCAAATGGTAGCACCATTAAAGGTGTAACTGCTAACTCGGCAGCGCAAACACATACTGTTATTGCAATCACAAACAATTTAGATGGATACCAGTGGGCTGTTAACACTGTAAGTCATTATGAAGTAACAGAGACAAAAACAAACTCAGATGATCCAACATTTTCTGAAGTCAAAAAGTATAGAATCACAGCAAATGGATTTAATTACTCAACAAATACTGTAATTGCTCTCAACACAAATACGTCTTATTCGAATACATTTAATGTTGTAAGTTCAGTGACTGGCGGAAATGCTCAAATGACAATTGCAACAACAGTTTCTCCTGTATCATATTATGATTATGAGGTTGAATTAAACGAAGAGCGAAGAAAAATTATAGTGCCACAGTCTTCAATAATCGGTGCTATTGAGAATCAATTTAGTTCATTAATGCTGGCAAAATAATATGAAAGATGTTAATTCGAGCGGAAGATCAGCTGGTGATGGTCTGTACTCTGAGTATGATTTTTCTTTAACAGAATTAAAGTTAATCAATTGTCTTGGGGTTAACATTGACGTCGATTTCGTTTTTCAAGAAATAAATTTATACGAGGATCTGTTCAACAATGTCATCAGTGGTGATGCGACTCTTGTTGACTCAAATGATTTGCTAAACAGATTGAAGATGCACGGAAATGAATTCATTTCTGTCGCATTTAGCACACCTGGAATGCAAAGATATCAAAAAGTTTTTAGAATCTACAAGATAAGTGATTATACTTTGCGTGGAACATCAAATGCAACTTTTAAATTGCATTTCTGCTCTGAAGAATTCATGTTGAATCAACAATACTACATCTCCAAATCATTTAAGGAGAGTAGACTTTCAGATATTATTAAAATTATTTCTAGAAATTTTTTAAAGATTTCTCCAGAAAAACTAACCGATGATAACATCGAGCAATCAAGCCTACTAATTAATCCAGAAAAAAGTCCTCTAATTGTTCCAAATTTAAGACCATTCGAGGCTATCAATTGGATTGCATCATTTGCAATAAATCCAAAAGATTTATCTCCTGGATACATGTTTTACGAGAACATCAATGGCTTTAATTTTGTTTCCTTGAGCAGTTTATATTCCAGACCAGCAAAGAAAACAATTTATTACTCACCAAAAAATCAAAACTTCTTAGAATCCATCGGATCAAGACATGATAAATTAGATGAGATGGAATTTAAACAAGTATTTGATGTTTTGGATAGCATGAATAATGGAGCATACGCATCTGAACTATTGAAACTTGATATTATGAATCGAACGACTGAATACGAACAGTTTGGTGTGAATCAGTCATCTCTTAAACTGTTGAATGAATATTTGCCGTATAGTTACGCAAAAAATAGAATGGGCAATTCTTTAAATCAGGCTTCTGGTTATGTTCGCATGTTTCCTAAATTTCAAGACATGCTCACAAGTAAATGGTTACTTTCGCGTGCTGCTCGAATAGCTCTCTTAAATAACACAAGATTGCATGTTGATCTGCCAGGGGATAGTTCGTTGTCAGTCGGCGATATTGTGAATGTCAGTTTGCCTAAAAATGATGCACAAACAGATCCAAATAATATCAAAGAAGACAATATGATGTCAGGAAGATATCTAATCACTGGAATACGTCATCAACTTATTGAAAATTATTACTATTGTCATGCAGAGCTTTGCAAAGACTCAGTGAATGTCAATATAGGATTTAACCCACAATTTAATTCTGCGTGGAATTTGGTAATTAACTCATGAAATTAAGAAAGAATTTTATTGGACAAGACGGATTTCAATGGTGGATTGGCGTCGTTGAAGATCGCAATGATCCAGAAAAGATTGGAAGATGTCGTGTTCGCATCTTTGGAATACACACAGATGATACTGTTGCAATCCCAACAGAAGATTTACCATGGGCAATTCCAGTATATTCTGTCAATAACAACGAATCATTCTCTGCACCAAAAGAAGGCGAGTATGTTGTTGGGTTTTTCCTTGATGGATCATTCGCTCAATCACCAGCCATTCTAGGTGTTCTTCCTGGAATTAATAAACAAAATCCTCCAGATGGTCGCGGATTTGGTGACGTTAGAGATGCAAGTAAAATAAGAAACTCACCAAGAAAACCATCAGCCATTGATTATCCTGAGGCTAGAACTGGAACAGAAAATCCAGTGAGTGCGAATATTATTAATGATGGAATCGGATTATTGAAAATCATTGAGAATAGTATCAAATTGCATGTTCCATTGTCTTTAAAAGCCAAACAGTCTCTTACAGAAAGTGATCAGAGTATGATCGGATATGATCATAAGTTTACACAACAAGAATTACGACAAGGTTATGTTTCAATCAGTTCTTTTGAGACAGTGCCAATTTATGGTATTAATGGAATTGACACTGTTATAACACCACAACAAGCAACAGCACTTCTTCGAATTGATATTAACAACTCTATAAATCGCGCTCGAAGTTCAATTAGCGATGGTGTTTGGAACGGATTAAACGTTGCTCAAAAAGCAGGTTTGGCGTTTCATGCGTATCACATCGGTCTTAATGTGGATTTTGAGAGAATCGGTGTTCGTTCTGCAATCACTTCTGGCGACCTCGTTAGAGCAGCTCAGTTAATCAGTTCCGATAAACTCAAATCTTCAACTGGGAAATATCTGATCAGTGAAGATTCGCTGTCACATATTGCTGCTAATCTATTCAAATCAATTCCAAAGTCATCATTGGCTGAGCAAAGAAGAAATACTTTAACAAAAAGAAATCCAATCTCAGCTGCAGGGGCTGGACTTGGTGTTCAAATTCACGAATCAGATTTATCTGCAGATTCAGATGCAAAATCTCTAAAGTATCCGCTTCCAGAAGAGCAAGGCAAGCCTTCATTGAATGATTTTGCAACCTCATTAGAAAAGAGCGTTACACAAAAATTCCGAGAGCGATCTTCAATCATTGCAATTGGAGCAAATGATCAATCATGGTCAGAACCTGCCTCTCCATACATAGCTGAATATCCATATAACAAGGCTATGGAAACAGAATCTGGTCATGTGTTCGAACTTGATGATACTCCTGGAAGTGAGCGTGTTCATCTAGCGCATAGATCTGGAAGTTTTGTTGAATTTTATCCAAGTGGAACTAAAGTAGAAAAAGTCGTCAAGAGTAATTATAGAATTGTTCTCAACGATGATTATCTTTATGTTGCAGGAAAGGTTAATATTGTCTTAGAATCTAACGCTCATATTAAAGTCGTTGGTGATTGTTTCTTGCAAGTCGAGAATAATCTAGAGGCAAATGTTAGCGCAAATATGAATGTATCGGTTGGTGGCGCATTTAATATGCGAGCCAATACTCTGCACTTCGATATTGCAAATACATCGACAATCACTGCTAATAATCAATACATTTCAGTTGATGATAAACTTATTATAAATTCGAATACTTCTAACATATCAACTGCGAATGATTTCACTCTTTACTCTAAATCAAATCAATACTTCAACGTTGCGAATACGATTCATTATAGATCTGGAAACGTGGCGATCCAATCCTCTGGAAATATCTCAATCAACAGTGTAGGAAATGGATACTTCACTTCAAGTAATGTTCTTCACCTAAAAGGAAGTTCAACTCGAGTCACTGGATCCTCTGTTGAGATTAATGGATTGTTAAATGCTGGTGCGACCAATATGGAAGCGACAGGATATGATTCGAACGGGGATTCTCATGTTCTATCTGTAGCAGGCAGCGGAGGAATTGCTGCATTGATACCAGATCCTTCCTTAACTCGCATGCCTGCGATAGATGCAAATGGTATTGTTTACTTGTATCATGAAGATAAAACGAACAAGGATAGAATGAGAAGAAATAGCAGTGAAGAGCAATTTGTTCTAATCGAAATCGCTGATCAGTTCCAAATTAATGTAAATCAAGTGCAAGAAGTTGTAAATGCGACATCTTATCTTGAGAAACCAATTAAATTAGGAACTCCAACTGATACACAAAAACATCTAGAACCAGATAGAATCTTTAGATTTAAAGACTCGATAACAGAAGAAAACAATAAGTTATTAAGAGATTATCTTGCAAATCCTTATGCATATTCTTCACCATATTCAAACGTTAAGAGATTTATTGCACCACCATCAACTTCAGGCTCTGATGTGATCTTTAATGATGTTGTGGGAGAGAGTTTGATTGTGATTAATGATGGTGCGGATATATCTGCTTGGCTGAGAAAACAATTAGTTCTCGCAGCAAACGGTTATTGGAGAGAAACTGGTGCTGAAATTTCTGGTAGAATCGAACCGTCGAACCCAAATATCACTGATCTCTGGAGAAATCTCGGATTCTCTAGAGAATTTTGGAATTTGAGCGATCAATCGAGATGGGCAATCGCATTCGTCAACTTCGGATTGAAACAGAATGGCTATCGATATGTTCAGACTCCAAATCCAAGAGATCTTGAAATTCGAATCGATGATTATCGTTTCACTCGTGTTAAGCCATCAGATGCTCAGCCTGGAGATGTTGTTTTGTGGAATAATGACCATACCAACTTCGTTTATGAAAACATAAATGGATCTCTAACCTTTATCGGAGGATCTCAACCACCGTATAACGGTAATATCGGTGATGGTCGCATTGGTGACGTCTCTCTTGTCAGCAGCGGAGGTGCGCAAATTGTTGCAATTCTTCGTCCGTCTAAGACATAAATAATCATTTAGAGGACTCATAAATGGCAAGAGCTGTTCGCGTTTATTCTGATCTGGATCTAAAGTTCACAAAACATCCTGTGACTGGAGATGTTGCACTCAAATTAAACGAAAACGCCATTATTGCATCGGTTAAAAACATTGTATTGACGAATAAAGGAGAACGTCGGTTTACTCCTTTATTTGGTTCCGATGTGTTTTCGCAGTTATTCGAACCTCTCGATGACATGACTGCTATGAACATTAGAGAAGAAATCCTCACAAGTATTACAAATTTTGAGCCAAGAGTAAAAGTAGATTATGTAAGTGTATCGCCTAATTTTGATGCAGATGGATTCGATGTTACGATTCGATTCTACTTACTAAACTCTATAAGACCAGTCACAACGGCTATATTTTTGCAAAGGTTAAGATAACATGGCAAATGTCGAAAGTAAACTCGTTATTTCAGAACCAGATTTCTTTACAATAAAGGCGAGTCTCAAGAACTTTTTGAAGTCTCAGAGTACGTTTGCAGATTACGACTTTGAGGGATCAACTTTATCTCAATTGATCGATCTATTGTCATATAATACTCATTACCTATCATTCTATATGAATATGATTGCAAATGAGTCGTTTTTAGATACCGCCGCACTGAGAGACTCTGTTGTTTCTCATGCGAAGATGTTAGGATACACTCCTTCTTCCATTCGCAGTGCTCAAGCAAAAATCGATTTAAGTTTCACATTGGCAAATAATCCTGGAGTTGGATCCATCACTTCGTTAACTCTTCCGAAGTTCACACGATTTGCATCATCAGCAATTGATGGCGTCAATTATATCTTCACAAATTTAGATGAAGTCACTGTAACTAAATCAAATAATGCATTTACCTTTGCAGATCTAGAGATTTATGAAGGCAATCCTGTTTCTCAGGTTTTTGTATACAATGAGCTGATCAATCCTCTTCAAGAATTTAAACTTCTAGATCAAAACATTGACACGTCAACTCTTGAAGTGATTGTGCAAAATTCAAGTTTAGATTTAACACAAGAAACATATACTCTTGCAACAGATTCAACAATCTTATCTCAAACAAGTAAAGTTTATTTCCTAGATGAAATCACTAACGGAAATTATAAGATTTATTTTGGAGATGATATTCTTGGAAAGAAACTTTCTGATGGAAATATCGTTATTGTTTCTTATGTCGTAAGTAAAGGCGCAGAAGCAAATAAAGCAAAAGGATTTAGATTGATGGATTCTGTTGGTGGCTTAACTGAAGGCACCATCGTCGTTGATCAAATTGCTTTGGGCGGTGCCGCTGCAGAGTCAATCGAGAAGATTAAAAATATCGCACCAAAATCATATGCCTCAAATGGCAGAGCGATAACTAAAAACGATTATATTGCATTGATTCAACAAAGATACCCTGCATTCGAATCAGTAAACGTTTGGGGTGGTGAAGAAAATATTCCTCCAGTTTATGGTAAAGTGTTTGTTTCAGCTAAACCTGCAGCTGGATATGAGATTTCTAGAACAGAAAAAGATTACATTATTAATACAATCATCGATCCAATCAGTATTCTAACAGTTACACCAGAATTTGTTGATCCAGATTATAACTTCTTGAATTTAAATGTCAAGGTGACTTACGATCCAACTGCGACAACTCTAACGCCTGGAGAGCTCTCAACTCTTGTTCGTGATAAAATTAATGGATATGCAAACACATATCTTGATCAATTTAATTCATACTTCAAGATTTCAAGATTGATGCATGAAGTTGATATGGCACATCCATCAATTGTAAGTAACGATATTGATGTTAAGATTGAGAAGCGATTGATACCAATTTTAAATACTTCTAGAAATTATGTCATTAAGTTCTATACGGAATTAAAACGTTCGACTGGTCCAGATCGAATCAGCTCCAGCCCTGCATATACTGCATATGATAACGAAGGCATTTTGCGCGAATTCTATTTCGAAGAAGTTCCATTGTCTTCTACTGGTGTCTCTTCAGTTCAAGTTGTTCTTGGTGGTTCTGGATTAACAACCACGCCAAGACTTGACGTTATTGGTGATGGTATCGGTGCTGAACTTGAGGCTATTGTAACAAACGGAAAGATTACAGCAGTCAATGTTAAAAAGCCTGGTGCGGATTATACGACTGCAGCAATTAGAGCATATGATCAAGATAATAATTTATTGACAAATATTATCTTAAAACCAATCGTGGAAAACACGACTGGCAGATTAAGATCTTACTATTTCGATAATAATAACATCAAAGTGATTTATTCTGATTCTGCAGGTGTGATCGACTATATTACTGGAACAATTACTCTTACGCAATTTAGCCCAATCGATGTTAGAGATAATTTTAAAATCTTGAAGTTCTATGCAACTCCAAAGAACACTCTGTTTAATTCTGCTCGAAATACAATCATTACACTAGACATTGACAATCAATCTCAAGTTTCAATTGATATTGTTAAAGTAACCTAATATGTCGACATTGAATAAAGTATCAACGTTAATTGAGTCTCAACTTCCTGAGTTTATTCGCTCAGAGTATCCAACATTCGTTGAGTTCTTACAAAAGTATTATGAGTTCTTGGAGCAACCTGGAAATCCTACTTATGAAATTAAGTTGTTCCAGCAAAATTTTGATGTGGATTTAACTCGCGAGAGTTTGCTTTCTTATTTTAGAACAAAAGTTCTCCCGTCATTCCCAGAAGAATCTCAATTAAGCACAGAAAGAATTATTAAGTGTGCGAGAGATTTCTATTCTAAGAAGGGAACTCCTGATTCCTTCAAGTTCTTATTTCATGTTTTATATGATAAAGACCTTGAAATCTTTTTCCCAAAACTTCAGATTCTCAGAGCATCTGATGGTAAATGGGTATTACCTCAAGCATTCCGACTAACAATATCTCCTGGCAACCAATCAGTTGATTTGAATGCATTGAAAAATAGAAAAGGTATTGGCACAATATCTCGCGCAACTTGCATCATTGAAAGAGTTTATAGATCATATGATGCTGGCACAAATACTGAAATTTATGAGGCTTATGTTTCTGGCGTTACAAGACCATTCGTAAACGGTGAGACATTAGATATTGAATATGTTGATACTAATGGAACAAAATTAGTTTTCACTGAAACGATTATCGGCAGTTTGTCAAATGTTCGTATTAATCCTCGAAAGAGAGGCAGAAGATATGTTACTGGCGATCCTGTCGTAATTTACGGTGGATTAGATCCTGGTTTGACGTCTAGACAAAAAGCAGTTGCATATGTTAATAACGTAACGAGCGCAAGTATTGACTCAACAACCATTGTTCGAAAAGGTTATGGTTTTAGAATTGCTCCGAATAGTTACGTTGATATTATCACTAAAAATACATCGTCTGGCGTTTATGATGGTACAGGAAACGGTTCTGGTGGTAACATTGTTGTCAGCGTCATTGACACAACATCGCCAAACGCTAACATACAACTCAACTGGGGATTAGATGCCATTCTTCTCTCCGCAAACTTAACACTGAACGTTGCATACGATTTACCAAACACAAATCCAGATACAACGTTCTTGGTCACGCCAGCTGGAACAACGCAAACAACTGTCAACATTGCGAATGCTCCAACAGTAAGTTCCACAAACGACTATTATAATAGTACGATACTTCGAATTCTTTCTGGAACAGCATCAAATGGATTTGGAGCAAATATCAATACTGTTGTAATCTCAGACTACTATGGTTCAAACACCATGGCTATTCTGAATGCAAACACTCCAATCGAAGGCACTGTGAATATTTCTGGTGTTCAGGTTGTTGGAAATACAACATATCCAAATCTTACCAACTTCATTGGTGGCACACCAGGATTTTATAATTATTTGTATTCTGGAAAAACTATTGAAATTAATGGTGAACAAAGAGTCATCGATGTTGTCACAAATGCGCATCACTTGACTGTGACTTCTGCTTTCTCAGGCAGCGCTACGAATAAGAAACTGAACGCAAATTCAATTCTCACAACAACTCCAGATGTAACAAGTTTAATTCAAATCAATTCTATTGGCGATACGAAACTATACAATTCACTTGCATTTGAAACATTTAATGTCAATCCGATATTGACTACAGCAATTATTTCTGGTGGTGCAGATTTCGATAGCGAACCACCAGCGTCATTAAATGTAGTTGCAACGTATGAAACAGACTATTCATCTGATGGATTTATTACGATTAATCCAGGAAGTTTCAGCACGTACAATCCAGTAAATGCTTCAATCAAATTAAGTGGTTCTGGATTCTCAACAACTGATGACTGGTATAATGGAAGAAGATTGCTTCTTGAAAGTCAATATAGAACCATCATTGATTATGATGGTGCTTCGAAAACTGCTTTCTTAGATAGACAGTTTGAGACGAATATTAATCAGATAAACATCTTGACAAAAACCATTAGAATGGATAATCGTCCAATCATTCTCGGGATGGGAATTCTTGCCAACGTTGAGGTCATCAATGGTGGAACTGGCTATGCAATCAACGATGTGCTAAACTTCACTGGAACTGGAGTTGGTGCTGCTGGTCGCGTTTCTGCAGTAAGTGGTGGAATCATTACGGCTATTGAATTGACCAATCGCGGTGAAGGATATCCTATTGCTCCTGCTGTTACAGTAAATGGATCTGGAACTGGTGCAAATCTAAGGGCATATTTGTTGGGTGATGGTGAAGACATTACTCCAACTGCGACGACTCTCGGAGAAATTATCGACTTTAAACTTACAAGTCGCGGCGCAGGATATATCTCAACACCAAACGTTTCCCTTAAGATTTACGATCTCTATCTTGATCCATCAAGCAACACAACGAATGTTGCCGAGATTCTCGAAAATGATGTTGTGTATCAAGGAACGCCAAGCGCCAAGACATTCACGGGAATTGTTGACGGGCAATGGGGATCAAATAATTTCCTTCGCGTTTATAACTACTCTGGCGCACCAGCAAATGGACAGTTGGTTGTAACAAGAGCAAATATCACTGGAAACCTTGTGAATGTTCACAATACTGGTATAAATGTCTCAGCAACTGTCATCAACGGAGTAAGTTATCCAAAGACATACGGAAACGCGAAAGCCAAAGCGAATGCAGAATTCTTGCAAGGACTGATCCGATACAACGGATATTATCTTAACAGCGATGGATTTATCAGTTCGGATAAACGACTCCAAGATAAAGAAAGGTATCATAACTTCTCATATGAACTTGTTTCGGAAGAAAGTTATGACACATACAAGAAAACAATTCTTGATGTGGCTCACCCTGCAGGAACTAGACTTCTTCCAACGCACGTCATTCCAGAAGATTACAGCATAGAATTTAGATCAAATATTAGTGCTCATGAAGTTGTGATTACAACGAATAACTTAATTGACAATTGCTCGGTTGCATTTGAATCGAATAACGTGATCAGTGGAGATGGAACATTTGATACTGTTGCAAACGTGAATGATATCATTATCATCAATTCTGCAAATACTTTCCGTGCATTCTCCAAGATTATCACTAGTGTCTCTAATAATTACTCACTAAATATTGAAAGTCCTTGCATTCTTGTGGGAGAAGGTAAGGCGAAAATCAACAGCGGAAATGCAGTTGTTCAAATTGCTGGAAATACGAATCCGATCGCTCGATTTATATCGACTGGCGATCGAATTATGATCAGTGTTGATGGAAACTTACTAACGAAAACAATTAATAGCATTTCTGGTAATGCGATCACATTGAATAGCAATACTGGAATCACTAATACAACAAACCTTACGATCGACACATCAAATCCAAGAAACTATGGAAATCCAAATGTGCCAGCCATTGTATACTATGTTGTTCCGTCATTCAGTAATGTCGCATATGAGATCGTAAGGACGACATGAGGACCTAATATGTCATCACTATTCACTCGAAACTTTGGAACTTTTGCAGCAACTTGCTTTGAGAATTTCATCGCAAGTAACTATGCATATCTGTACATAACAATTGGTCGTCCACAAGAATGGGCGAACACTTCGAACTCATCTATTCTAGATGATGTCACTGTTCCAACTCCAGTTGAATCATCAAATGCATTCTACAACCTTTGGAATGATATGATCGGTATGAAGAGAATCACCTCAGCCGATATGAATCTAGTTGTCCCTCGTGTTGACTGGTCTAATGGAACAACATATGTTGAGTACACACAAGATTTAAATCTATTCGCAAAAGCCAACACATCAAACATTGCATATGATAATAAGTTTTATGCAAGAAATACGAAAGATCAGGTGTTCAAGTGCTTGTTTAATAAAGGAAACGTTGCCTCAACGATTATGCCAGACATTGATCTTGGTGGTCAGCTCCCTGAGAACCCATATATTGAAACTTCCGATGGATATAAGTGGAAATATATGTACACGATTCCATATGGATTGAAGAAGAAGTTCTTTACGAACGATTATATGCCAATCTATGTTGAGAGTAATGTGGCTGGAAGTGCTGATAATGGACGACTTGATATTCTTAAGATTATTACAAGTGGCGCTGGATTTAACGCAAATAATAACAACAACTTCCTAAACATCGTAACTGTAAATGGCGACGGAACAGACGCCAATATTCGTGTAAATGTCTTTTCAACCGCTGCAAACGGTGGAAATATCACAGGATATACCGTCATCTCTGGTGGTAACAACTACACCAGAGCATCGATTTCTCTTATCGACCCAAACAAGACTCCTGGAACTGCAAACGCGAATCTAATCGCAATTATCGGTCCTCCAGGTGGACATGGATCTAACGTCGCAAGCGAACTCGGAGCTTCTGCTCTCATGATCAGCGCAACAATTGAGGGAAATGAGAACGAAACTCTTCCTGCAGTTTCAGGTGGTCAGAATAGATACAGACAAATATCTATTATGAAAAATCCTCAGCTCACCTCAAATACTGTTGCAACAGGAACAGTTTATAGAACGACAACTAAATATTTCTTAGCAAGTCAGGTCGGAAGTTTCCAAAATAGAGAGATTGTTTACTCTGGGTCTACTTTGGCAAATGCGAATCTAACTGCTGTCGTTGATCATTTTGACGGTGCTAACTCTGCAATATTTGTGAATAATATCGTAAACACTGCAAATATCAATGTGAGCAACTCGTTCTCAATTACTGGAGCAAATTCTGGAGCAACAGCAACTGTGACTGCACTAGAAGGGACTACGGTTAAATTGTATTCGGGACAATTGCTCTATGTTCAGAATAGTGCATATATTACTCGAGATCCAACAGAACACCAGCAATTTAAAATTGTATTAAGGTTTTAGGAATATAACTCATGGCAATAGATTTTAATGTAGAACCATTTTATGACGATTTTAATGCTTCGAACGGAGCCAAGGAACAGAACTATGTTCGTATCTTGTTTCGTCCTGGGTATGCTGTACAGGCTCGCGAATTAACTCAAATTCAGAGCATTATTCAGAATCAGATTAAACAATTCGGTGACCACATTTTTAAGAATGGATCTCCAGTTTTTGGCGGTCACATCACTTATGATCTAAATGTTCCTTACATTAAATTGCAAACTGCTTATAACGGTGCTGACGTCGACGTGGAAGATTATGAGAACGCTGTTATTCGCAACGTTGCTGGTACATCAAAGGCTAGAGCAAGAGTAATTGCCACAGACGATACTCAAACTTATCCAACACTCATGGTTAAGTATTTGAGAGGCACTCGATTTATCGACAACGAAGTTATTTCGAACGCAGAATCAGGCGGTAACGAAGCAAAACTATTGGCTTCAAGCGCAACAGGAATTGGATCAGTTGCAACGATTCAACCTGGTGTGTTCTATGTTGACGGATACTTTGTTCAGGTTCCACAGCAATCAATCGTTTTAGATCCATATGCAAGCACTCCGTCATATAAAGTCGGACTTGAAATCGTCGAAACAATTATTGACGAAAGTGCTGATGCAAATCTCCTCGATCCTGCTCAACAATCATTCAACTACCAAGCTCCTGGTGCGCATCGATACCAATTCTCTTTGGATCTTGCAAAAAGAGCATTAGATTCAGTTGATGACACGAAGTTCTTTGAACTATTGCGCATTGAAAATGGTGTTATTACAAAACAAGTCAAGTATCCAATTTACTCTGAACTTGAAAAGACACTTGCTCGTCGCACTTACGATGAGTCTGGCGATTATACAGTAAGTCCATTTAAAGTCGCGTTTGAAGCAAATACATCAACTGCAGCTGGCAACACCGATAGTTTCATTGCTGTTGTCGCTCCAGGAAAAGCATATGTAAAAGGATTTGAGTATGAGGCAATCGGTCCACAAAGACTTACGATTCCGAAAGCACGCACAACTCAAATCTCAACAGACTATGATCTGTCTTTAGAGTATGGCAACTATTTGTATGCAAATTCAATCTTAGCATCAAATACTAGCGGATTCTTAAATTCAGCAAATCTACCAACACTCGAGTTGCACTGCGTTCCAAAGAACAGTGTCAATTTGACAAATGCTATTACTTACAACGCAACCTTTATGGGTAGCGCAAAATTAAAGCATATCACTCGAAATTCTGGAGAAGAATTTATTGTTTACTTGAGCGATATGCAATTAACATCGAACACCGTTACTGCTGGAACGACTGGTGCAAATACTCTTGCAATCAATTTCCCAGTCAACTATGCAAACATCGCTAATGCATACCAAAATGTCTCAGTAAGAATTACTTCTGGTGCATCTTCTGGCGATGTTCGTCGTATTGTTGATTACAACTCAACAACAAGAGTTGGTGTTGTTGATGTTCCATTTACTGGATTGATTGGATCTGGTCAAACATTCTCGCTTCTATACAGCACTCGAGATATTGATTCTCTTATTCAAGCAAATGCAGCCAAAACAGCATTCAATGTTTCAATGAATGTTTCGAATAATAGTAAAGACGTCACTGGTCGAACTATTGTTTACGACTCAAATAGAAAAACTTTATTATTCAAATTCCCAGATGTTCAAATTGAGCGTGGTTCAATTGACAATGCTGATTATGTGACAAATCGATTCTTCGAAGCGCAATCATTTAATTCAAGTGGTGTTTCAACGCTCACTTTGACTGGTAATGAAGTGCTCGATTTTGGATCTGACGGCAGCACGATTTCTTCCACACTACTTGGTCAAAATTTCATCTTTGTAATTAAAACTCTTGGGACTGCAACGGCATATAGCGGAAACTCTACTCCAGTTGCAAATGGACAAATCTTTACACCATCAAGTGTTACAAGAACGTCATCAACAGGGTTAAGTATCACCTCTGGAATCAATGGATCTTTCACTGCTGACATCTATGTCAGAGTCAAGATGGAAAATTCTGAGAACAGCGGAAACAATGTTCGTAGTAAGACAAGAGTTGGCAACGTTGCAAATACAACACTGTTGGCAACAGATAGTTACACGCCACACACTACAGTTACTGGATGCACTTCAGTTTATATTGACTCTTCAAATGGTCGTATTTGGTTCACAGATCCAGCGAGTACAATTAATAAAACTTCTGGTGGCAACACATCACTCTATATTCCAGACGTTTATAAACTTATTAAGGTTTATACTTCTGGAAATCCTGCATACATGCCGAACACGACAAATGCAATTGATGTGACAAATAACTTTATGCTTGATACTGGACAAACAGCAGAATACTATGATCATTCTAAGTTAGTCCTCAAACCAGGAAGAACAGCTCCAAGTGGTCAGACAGTGGTCTTTGTTGAATACTATCAACACGCCACAACAACTGGATACTTCAGCGTTGATTCTTATCCAGAGACACAGTATTCGAACGGTCAAATCGGTATCTTTAAATCTGGTGATGGTGTTGAATACGTTCTTAGAGATTGTATTGATTTCCGTCCAACGAGAACACTCGGAACAACAGCCAACACATTCTTCGGCGCAAGAATTCCATTACCATATGAGCCAATGGAATTGACTTATGAATACTATCTCCCAAGAAGAGATAAGATTGTATTGACGTCGTCAAAAGAATTGAAGGTTGTCAGCGGTATTCCGAATAAAGATCCAAAGTATCCGCCAGATCAAAGTGATGCTATGACTTTGTTTACGATGGATATTCCAGCCTACACAAGTTCACATACTCATGTCACAGCAAGAGCTCTTGATCATAAGAGATATACAATGCGTGACATTGGTAAACTTGAACAGCGAATCAGAAACGTTGAATACTATTCTGCACTTACTTTAGCTGAAACAAAGGCTAAAGACTCTGCAATTCTATATGAAGACAACGCAACGCAGAAAGAGAAGTATGGCATTATTGTAGACAACTTTACAGGGTTTAAAGTTGGTGATAGCACCAGTGGAGACTTTGTGTGCTCTATTGATGGTGGTAAATTAAAACCATATGCTAAAACAACTAATATTAATTTAGTTCCACAATCTAAGACATACACAAAGCCAGATTATCCAACCATGCCTAAGAAAGTCATGTGGACAATTCCTGGAACAGAAAAGATTATTAATGCTCAAACAGCGGCAACAAAAAACACTGCAATCATTCCACCAGTTCTTGCTGGTAAGTTTGAGGGTGATGTGAATTTGTTCCCATCAACGGATCATTACTATTCTGTGATGCTTCCACCTGTGCTCAATTCAGATACAGAAATTGTTCCACCACCATCAATACATTATGTTCCAGAACTTATTAAATGTGATCCTCCAGTGAAATTTGTGGAACCACCACCTGTTATTGATGTTTACTCTCCAGTTCTTGATACTCGAGTTGAACCAGTATTGCCGCCAGCAGTACCAGTTCCAGCTATCGTCTTTGAGCCTGTAGCACCTCCAGCATACTTGATTCCAACTCAAACAGTGGATCCACCAACAGCATATCCACAAATTGTGATGGATCCAGTTCCATATCCAGATCCAGCAACGATTGGTCAGGTTTTGGTACTTCCACAACCACCAGCTCCAGTGTCTCCACCAACTCCGCCACCAATCTACATTGACGGAGTGGGAACGATTTCATTAATCGATTTTGTGCCACCTCCACTAGATCCTATTCCAGCGGATATTACGGGCTTGGCTCCAATCGTATCAACTGTTGATACCTGGTATGCTGCACCAGTTAGTACCGATCCAGAAATCTCCATCGGCGGTGGCGGAATGTTGAGAGATCTTGTTTATGAAGATAGAATAGCATTACATTAATTAGGGATACCAATTATGGGATATATACCAAGAACAATTTTTGAGCCTTCTATTCGACGCCAGTACGAGGACGTTGGGCTACAAAGAACACTCGGGTTCGTTAACGATGACATGCAAACGTCATTTCAAGACAATGAGTCGCAAAGAGCCCAGTATACTCGCTTCATGCGAAATCAAGAAATCACATTTGTTTCAAATGGTTTATGTCCAGACGCTAATGCAAATATTTTCTTCGATAAGGTCAACGTAAATCGCTTTACGCAAAAGGCGAACAAACTGACTGTGACGAATATGTCAGTGCCGTTCTTTCAAGATGAAGAAATTATCAACTCAACAACTAATGCGTACGCAAAAGTTCTAACATCTTCGAATAACTTCGTTTATGTTAATGAAAACTTTATTAATGTGAATATTGCTCCATATGGATCTAACTCATTGAGTACAACCACAGGAGTTAATTTAACTGTGGTTTATGAAGATGACGTCATCTATCAAACATCATCTAACAATTATTCTGGTCCAATTACTTTTGCTGGAACTGTTGAGCGTTACGAAAGAACAACCAATCAACATGCCTATCTTGTAATCAAGCCTATTGCTGGATCATTTAGAAAATTCTCAGCCAATTCAGTAATTTTCTTTAGAGACGATAACTCAAAGAGAGTGAATGTTGCTGCAGTTCAAACAGCAGGCAACAATTTCCCAACAGGATCAACAATCTATAGTAAGCGAGATATTACAAAAACAGCAAACGTTGCTTCGCATAATCATTACTCTGGTGTAGTGTCGTATGCAAGCAGCAATAGCACAACTGAGATTCATCTATCTGGAAATGTTGCTCCTGCTGTTGGTGAGACACTTAGAATTGCCTCAGGAGCTGGTATTGCTTCTGAAAGAACAATCAATAGCGTTTCTTCAAATGGATTTATGGTCACATTGAACGCTGCAGTGTCAGTAACATCTAACTCCAAATATTCTTATGGAAAGCATGAAGTTGATGATTTTGGTGTTCTTGCTGGTTTGTTCCATATTCCAGAAGTTTCTGATGCGTATTTCTCAGCTGGCAAGAGACTTCTTACGATCACTGACGCTGCATCTAGCGACAGTACAGATTATAAGATGAGAGCATTTAACTATTACTCTGTAGTGGGTAATATGGGTCTCATGTCTGATTATGCAAGAGTCGCTTATGACACAATTGCGCCTTCGAAAGAAGTTGCACTTAATGCTAATGACATTTTAAAGAATAATAGAAAGTTCTTCCCACTTTCTCAAACATTCTTTACTCCATCATCATCAAATACTCACTCAGATGGCATCACATCAGAATTTAACGTACTGCAAATTAGTGGTATTGATTTGTTCTTTGCTGAGAAACCAACCAGTGGTGATTTGCAGCTTCCTGTAAAAGTTACGATCAATGAAGTGGAAAACGATCTTCCATCTACGAAGGTTCTTGGTCAAAGCATCGTCGAAGCAAAAGATATTAATACTTCGTTGATTCCAGACTCATCTCAGATTACAACTGTGACAACATTTAGATTTTCTCCACCAGTAATCGTGAAGCCATCTAAAGAATATGCGATCACAGTATCAACTTCTTCACCAGACTACGCATTGTTTGTTGCAGAAGTTGGTGGAGAAATTCTAGGAACAACTCCTGCAAGAAGAGTCTCTGAGCAACCATATATTGGAGATCTCTTCAAAGCGCAAAATGCATCAAATTGGTCACCAATCCCGAATGAGGATTTGATGTTCCGTGTTCGCTATGCAAATTGGAGTGGCGCAACATCAAATACGATCACATTTGTTCCAGAGAATATTCTATCTAATGTCAATGTTGACTCTATTTTGATTCACAGCACAGATTACAATTTCAAACCAACAAGCATCAATTATGCGTTTAAGACAACGAACATCGATGGATCGTTTGATGGTAGCTGGAAAAATGTTAGACCAGGAAAGATCTTTGATTTCAGCGAAGATTTTGAAACATCTACAAAATCATCTAATCGCAGAAGAAGAATCATTGCAGGTAATAATGAATCGCTACTTGTGAAGGCAGATTTGTCAACTACTGATGAAAACATTGCACCATTGGTTGACATGGAAAGAATCAGTGCGGTTGCCTTTGAATATATTATCAATGATGCTGGTATTTCTGCATCTGATATTACCTTTACAAATCTTGGTAGACATTCAAATGTTTCCAATATCACCATCACTTTCTCTGCACCTGATCGTTCAGACGGCGTGACTGCAAATGCTTATGTTGCTGCTCTTGTAAATGCAACTTCGTATGTGTCAAATACATTCCCTTCATATTCTGCCAATATTGCGATGATTGTAGTTGACGAACCAGGCTCTGGGTATTATACTGCTCCTACGATCACAATTTCTGAGGTCGGAAGTACAGATAATGCGACAGCTGTCGTTGCTGGTGAAAATGGAGCATCAGGTGGTAACTGTAAGGCGAAGTATGTAACAAAGACAATTACTCTTGCTGATGGATTCGATGCTGGTGATATTCGAGTTTACTTGGATTGCAATCGCCCTGTTGGCACAGATGTGAATGTTTATTATAAGGTCAAGTCTGGAGACGATACAGATCCATTCGAAAATAAAAAATGGCAACGTATGTCAAAAGTCAATGATAATTTCTCGAAAGATCAAAATCAGGTCATCGAGTTAGAATATCGTGCAAGTCTTGATGTAAATAGAGTTTCTTATGTTGAGAATGGCGTGACTTATCCGCTTGGTGGGAAGTTTAAATACTATGCAATCAAGATCGTGATGACTGCTGCCAGCTCATCTGTTATCCCTTATATCGCAAACTTTAGAGCAATTGCAACTCCTGCAGGTTGATCATGTTAGTTAAGATAAAAGACAATGATGATCTTGCAAGAGATGTGAAGTCAAGAGCAATCTTGAATGTTAATAAAAACGTTTTGCTTAAAGATCAGATGTATCAAGAGAAACTAAAGAAACAACAAGAGGTAGAGTCCTCAATAAATACTCTCAGAGAAGAAGTATCTTCGATTAAAGGCGACATTTCTAAGATTCTAGAAATGTTGAGTTCCAGAGGTAAATAATGGCGAACACAAATATTTCACATGTCCAATTAGTGAACACCTTTAATGAGTGGCGTGCAGCAACTAATGACTTAATTGAAGATAGAAATATTCTTCGAAATGCTCATTATGTCAAAGATAATTCTTCTTTTGACATTGCAAATGGAACCATGACGATTAGCCGTTCAAGCAACGGCACAGTTCTAACAGTCGCAAACTCTGGTAACGTTGCTGTCGGTGGTTGGGTCAATGCAAATACTCTTGCAACAAACTCAGAACTCTGGTTTGGATTAAGAACTAGCGACATTGCTTCTGTCATTAAGATGACACAAGAGCCAGCAAATACTGTAGAGGCTGGAAACGCAACTTGGTATACTGCAAATCAGAAATCAAATAATCCATATTACGGGTTTACCTTCCATTCCAATGGCACAATGGTCATTGCGAATGAAGAGGAGAATGCAACTCAAGTCGTTGTCATTGGTGACTCTGCTTACAATGTTTCTCCAACTAAAAATGGTACCATTTTTGGTGTCAGTACAATCGTCGGAACATCAGCGCCAACAACAGGATATGAATCTGGTTGGCAACCCGTTCTAGACCTTCGAAGCAATTCTCTATTCATCATGCCAGTTGCTTCTGCAAATGCAGGCAATTGTTTGTATTACAACGTAACAACTGGCGAAATCACATACTCAACTGCACCAAGTGGTAATGTTCTTGCTGGTGATCCAATTCTAATCAACACTGCTGTTGATTCTGCAAATACTGTAAGACTGAATGTATCAAATTGGTTCAAATATACATTGACAGGATCATCTGGCAATCGCAATTTGACGTTCACAAATCCTCCTGCTTCTGGCAATGCATATACGTTCACAATGATTTTGATTCAAGACGGAACAGGCGGCAAAACTCCAAATTGGACAAATACAGTATATTGGACTGGTGGGCAAATTCCTCCACCAACAACTAATGCAAGCGCACAGGATATCTGGACATTTACCACATATGATGGTGGAACAACATATATTGGCACACTTGCTGTTAAAGACGCGAAATAATCATGCCGAATAGTTTTGGCTTAAACAAAACTTGGATTCCTGGTCCTTCCAGAGGAACAACGACATTCAATACTACTGGCAATATTAATATTGCTTATGGTAGAAATAAAACCACAGTTTCAGGTCGTGGTGGTTCTGGTTCAGGTGCTTCATACAACACTGTTCCAGGAACAACTAATCCCACTACATTTCCATACACACCAGCATCGTATAATACGGTTCCTGGAAATTTAAATCCAACAACTTATCCGTTTACTCCAGCATCATATAATACAGTGCCTGGAACGACAAATCCTACAACGTTTCCCTTTGTTCCTGCTAGTTATAATACTGTGCCTGGAAATACAAATCCACCAAACTATCCTTACACACCAGATAGTTACAACACTGTTCCTGGAACAACCAATCCAACAGTGTATCCATATACTCCAGAAAGTTATAACACTGTTCCAGGAAATAGTAATCCGCCAAATTATCCATACACACCAGCAAGTTATAACACGGTTCCTGGAACAACTAATCCAACAGTGTATCCATTTGTTCCTGCATCGTACAACACTGTTCCTGGAACAACTAATCCAACAGTGTATCCATTCGTTCCTGCAAGTTATAACACTGTGCCAGGAACAACGAATCCTACAACTTATCCGTTTACTCCCGCATCTTACAATACTGTTCCTGGAACAACAAACCCTACAACTTATCCATTTACTCCTGCATCGTACAATACAGTTCCAGGAACAACAAATCCAACGGTATACCCATACACACCAGAGAGTTACAACACTGTAACAAACTATCCGTATACTCCAGGCTCATATAACGCACCAACAGGTGTTAGTTGGAATTTGATTGCACAAGGACCAAGTTACGGTGGTGTTGCAACAATAATTGGTGACGGATTTAATACAAATTGCCCATCACCATATAGCACACCAGCTCCGTTTAGTCCAGACGAATTCACATATGAATGTGTCCCAGCTGGAAATACTGAAAATCCTGCGAGTTATAGCACAGTCACGAATTATCCATATACACCTGCGTCGTACAATACAGTTCCAGGAAATTTAAATCCAACAACTTATCCGTTTACCCCTGCATCGTACAATACAGTCCCAGGAAATTTAAATCCAACGAACTACCCATTCGTTCCTGCAAGTTACAACACTGTCCCAGGAACAACAAATCCAACCACATATCCTTATGTTCCTGCATCGTACAATACAGTTCCAGGAAATTTAAATCCAACAACTTATCCGTTTACCCCTGCATCATATAACACAGTACCTGGTACTACGAATCCCACTACATTTCCGTATACACCAGAGAGTTACAATACAGTTCCTGGAAATTCAAATCCACCAAATTATCCTTACACACCTGCATCCTATAATACGGTTCCTGGAACAACAAACCCAACAACTTATCCATACACACCAGCGTCATATAACACAGTTCCAGGAAATTTAAATCCAACCAATTATCCATTCGTTCCTGCAAGTTATAACACTGTGCCAGGAACAACGAATCCTACAACTTATCCGTTTACTCCTGCATCTTACAATACTGTTCCAGGGACAACAAATCCAACAGTGTATCCATATACTCCAGAAAGTTATAACACTGTTCCTGGAACAACGAATCCAACAGTATACCCATTTGTTCCAGGAATTCCTGGAACACCGACGACTGTTCTTGGTGTTTATTTCCCAGGTGGTGTTGCTGGAGTTGCACCATATGTTCCAGAAACAGTGGTCAACTATTGGGATTATCCAGATAACGCGACCTATCCTGTCGCTGTTCCAACAGGTGCATACATAGTAGTGAAGATTGAATAAACTTGAAATTTTTTATAGATTATAGTATAATGATTTAAATCTTGGAGTTATATTATGCCATCATTCACAAAGTACATAAAACCACTTCCTCAGTTTTGTATTGTTGATAATTATTTCACTGAAGAAGAGGTCGATAAAATTATTGATCTTGAAGAATTACAAGAATTCAGTGAGGGTAAGATGGGAACTGGTCCATCAACAACCACTAATAAACAATATCGCGACAGTGACATTTCTTGGTTGAAATGGAGCCCAGATTCTAGATGGATATTTGATAAATTTGGTTCATTGATGGGTCAAGTAAACCACTCTCACTTCATGTATGATATTGATGGTTTTGATGCGTTTCAATACACCAAGTATAAACCAAAGCAACATTATAATTGGCACTTTGATGCCTTCACAGAATTTCATGGCTTCGAACGAAAGATTAGTGCAGTGGTAATTTTATCAGACCCCAAAAAATATTCTGGTGGAGAATTTCAAATTGTTGCGGATGGAAATATAGAAAAACCGCACTCAATAAAACCACCAAAAGGTTCTGTAATATTCTTTGCTTCTTGGATGCCGCATAGAGTTGCGCCAGTTAAATCTGGAGTTCGTAAATCTTTGGTTGCTTGGATTATGGGTAAAAGAGTATGCTAAACAAATTGATTCGTGTTTTTAAAAATGATGTGATTGAATTTTACTGTCACCCAAAGTTTGAGAATGTCATTCCTGAACCAAAGCCAGCAATCAAATATTTGCCTGAGTGGTTTAGAATTATTCCTCCAGTTTCAAAGACTCGGAGAGATGAATACAATGACTTTGCGATGAATGCTAAAAAGTGTTTCCCAATGATTGATGCAATGTCTTTGGGATATACAATACCATTGTGTGGTGATATTCATGTCATGGTCAATAACGATATGACAGAAATGAAGTATACAAGCCCACCAGAAATGAAATTGGCAGATAGCCATAACGTTGAACAAATTGGTGGAGAGTCAGCCCCAGGATTTCCAATCAATCCGATCAAGTTTATCAATTATTGGATTATTAAGACTGCTCCAGGCTGGTCGACATTGTTTATTCCTCCAATTAATCATGTTGGAACTCCATTTACTTGTTTGGGTGGATTAGTTGACACTGATAGATATCCAAAGGAAGTTAATTTTCCAGCAATTTGGAATCAGCCTGGTTTTGATGGATTAATTCGTGCAGGAACTCCTCTGGTGACTGCAATCCCAATTAAGAGAAATTCATTTCCGAAAAAACCAAAAGTCAGAAAAATTAAAGATAAAGAATTTAATGAGATTGAATTGATTCGAAAGAAACAAGTGACCAGAAAAAATGTATACACAAATGAATTGAGAGATGAACGATGAAATTTTTTGATTTTTTTAAACCTAAAGAAACATTTAATGATTCGATTGACGATGAGATTAAGGAAATCTCAAACACTTCTGTTGTTCAATCGACTATTGGTAGAAACAAGTTAGAATTTATCGATTCATCAGAACTCGTATTTGCTAGTTTACCAATTCAATTAGCAAAAGATGTTCCTGTAAACTCGCAAGCACATGTAGAAAAGCTCGGAAATAAGTTCACATTTCCAGTCTGCCCTGGCATGTTTGACTATTCGCGACTTGGCTACATTGTTCCAGCCTGGTCAGACTATCATTTCAAGATAAATAAAGCTGGATGTGTTGCGTT